ATTACCACTTGAATCAATAGTAAAGTTATCGGTTGCTACTCCGTTTGATAAGGATATCTGTTTGAATCCTCCTTCAGACCTAATAGGTCCATTAAATGTTGAGTTTGCCATTTTTCCTCCTTAGAAAATTAAACTTATCGTCTTGGCTTGTCTGCTAGGGCAGTCGATAAGTTATATATAAATCCCTAGTAAAATTAATAATTTGTTTGAGATTCAGGATCACCTCGTAGACAATCTCTTTTATCAAAACCTGTAGCATTCTTTGCTATAGGATCTCCAAAAGTATCTCGTCCATTGGGAACATGATCATTTATACCAAATTTATTTTTTGCATTATTATCTTTAACTTCTACAGAACCTTTTTGTAATCTAGGTGAACCTGCTCCGTCATTAGGATAATGTACTGCTCCATATTGTGGCATATTATTCCTCCTTATCTAGTTGTTGCATTAGTTGTAATGTTAATTGTGCTTCATCTTTTTCGTCTTGTTGTCCAATTTTTTCTGCAGCTTCTAAAGCTTTTAAGTTTATTTGTTTATCTTTTGATTCTATTTCAGCTTGTTTAACAGCAGCATCTGTAAGCATTTTTTGTTGTTCTAATTGTATTCTTTCTTCTTCAATAGCCATCTTAGCCATAACATCTAATTGTTTTAAAGCTTCTTTACTTGTTCTATCAGCAGTAGATTTTTCCTCTCTTGCTAAAATATTAATTCCAGCTTGTTGAGCATCAATCATTTGTTGTTGACGTTTTAATTCAAGCTCTTGCATGTTAATAGCCATCTCAGCATTTTCTGTTACAGCATCAAGTTTTAATTTTTCTTTTTCAACTTCAACTCTTGCTTGTTCTAATGCAACCATTTGTTGTTCAGGTGATTGAGCTTGTGCTGCAGACATATTAGCATTTAGTACATCTTGAGCAGCAGCTGCCATTACAGCTTCAATTGCTGTTGGATTATTTTGTGCTTGTGGTAACTGTTCCATCATTACTCCAGTTACTCCACTCATTTGTTCTTGATATTTCATTATAGAATGTTCTTGTACATTTGCTTCAAGAACTGGACGTAATCTTTGCATAATAGGATTAGCACCATTCATTGGATCTTGTAAGTATGCCATCTTTACTTGTATATGTGCATCATGGTTTTGTCCTGGAAATGCAGCAATTGGTAAACCTTTTGTTGCAGCTGTTATATCTGATACAGGGTCCATAGGTTGTGGTTTAGGTTCTGGTGGTAGTATCTCTTCCATGTTAGGCATATTAGCAGCATTAAGTATTGTTCTATTTAATGCTTCAAGATTAAACATTCCTGGTGGTGATTGTTGTGCCATTTGTAATGCCATGTTTGCTAACATCATTCTATGAGCATTACTTGGTATATTTGGATCACTTACTGGAACTACATCTACAGCTCCATCAAAATCTTTTTTGAAAATAGTTCTACTTTCATTTGGAACATCATATGGATATTCTGTTGGTAAGTAATCATAATCTATTTGTGCAATAATTTTAAATTCATTACGTTGAGCTTTATGTAATCTTTTATGAATTGCTGAGAAGAACTTACTTGATGCTTCTATTAAAGCCATAGTAGTTCCTACAGGTCCATAGGAGGCAGCATCAGAAACTATTTGTTCTGTGCTATCTGCAAACTTCTGACCAGCAGTAGTTACAAACTGTAGCATGTTGTATAGGGTTGAGGAAGGCTCTTTATAAGGGAGAGGTATAATAGCCTTTGAGAGATCTATACCAGTTGCTTCAACCTCCTTGAACTCACCTGGAGCAATGGGGTCGTTATCGCCAACCATCCTTACTCCTTTAGCCTTAAATCCTCCTGGTAAATTTGAGAACTGTCCAGCATCTACGAGGTTACGCATAGCTGCTGTAGCTGTCATAGTTAAATTACCTAAGAAGTGTATAAGACCAAGACCATAGAACCCAAATCCTGGAACAAATCTATAATGTACAAAATGGATTCGTTTCTCTTTGTTAGGATCATTAGGTTCATAATTTCTACGAATACTTAATATCTGTCTTGATTGCTCTTCAACAGTTACAATGTATGGAGCAAACTGTCCTTCTTCCGTTTCAGAATCAGGAATATCTAATTGAACATGTTGTTCTAATAAAACATATTGTGGATCAGAATCACTTGTAGGAGATAATCCTAATATAGTATCCATCTTAGTTGCAAAAGAACTTGGATTTGGATTAGTTGCTTCTGGTAATTCTATATTAGAATATATTCCAGATTCTAAATCTTTGTACATATCAATTGGATTTTTATAAATTATATGTGTATACCTATCAGCTTTACGTAAATCAGATGCATTATAAGATACATAAAATTGATCTATTGGTATAAATTCAGATACAGGTCTTTTTAAATTTTCATCATAATAAACTTTTTTAAAAGCAGAACCTATTAATGGTAAATGAAAAAGCATTCTTTCCATTTCATCAAAGTATTCTGGCATCTGTTCAGTTAGCTGATAGTTCATAAAGTTTTGAACACGATTAGCTTGCTCTTGTTTTTGAACAGATTGTGTACCAAGTATCTGTGATTTAACAGGACCACCAGATGGAAATAATTCTTGTGAAGCTTTTGCTTGGAACTTGACTGCAGATTCTATCAGTAGGGGGTGAACTGCTGTACACGCACCTTCAAAAGGTTCACTAGCATCTTCTAGTTTTAATCCTAATAAATCAAATCCTCTTTCAAACATAGATTCCCAATCGCCTCTGGAATCTTTATCAGCTTGAAAAGTATCTAACACTTCATTTGCAATGAATGTTAAATCTTCTTCATGTATATTTTCTGCAATATTACTATACCATTCTTCAGCAGATACTTCTTCTTCAATTTCTGTAGACTGATCAAAATTAACAATAATCCCACCATCTTCTGATACTTCAAAAGTTGTTTCAGTATTGTTATCGTTTTCTATAGATTCCATAGGCACAACACTTGGTGCTTCTTCTGCAATCATTTCAAATGGATTTCTCTCTGTTGCCATTATATTTTACCACCTTTTTTAAAAGGAAGAATTATTTTAAACTTTGCTTCATCAGGAGCTTTACCTTCTCGTAAAGCACCACTTAAATTAACAATAGCATTACCTAACTTAAAAGACTTATCAATTGAAAAATCAATAGGTTCGTCTAATTTTTTAGTTAATTTTTTTTTGACTGTTACTTTGCTGGTAGGACGTTTACGTTCATAGAGTATTGTATTACCTTTTAGTCGAACTCCCTTGCCTAAATCTAAATCCATTGTATTCTCCCTGTATGTATTTATATTACTATTATACCATTAAACTCGCCAATATGCAACTCTTTTTTTATTTTTTTTATCATCATCATCCCAATCAGGATCTTCAGGGTGCGTTAAGTGCCAAGATTCTTTCATGTAATGTATTGCCATTGTCATTGCATCTACTTGGTCATCATGTGCTGCATTAGGAAACTGTAACATCTCTGTAAGTAAATCATCTGCCCAAGGTTTGTTTTGTGGTATCCAAACTTTTCCTGATTCAATCATAGGAGATGCTGCATATACTCTACTGACTTTATCTCTATCAGGTGTATATTCTTGAACAGGCAATCCAGATCTACGCATATCTTGGATTAGTGATTGTCCTGATGCTTTCTTTTCTATGATACATACATCTGGTTGAAACTGATCGTATAGTATCTGTGACATTCTTCGCAGTTCAGGATATTCGTAACGACCTCGCATATTTCCTAGTAGAATCATATTAGGTTGATAGCTTTCAATACCAAGTTCATCTTCATCATACATAGAAAAAATACCCCATGTTTGAATAACAGAGTAATCTGCTGTTGTTTTTGTAGAAAATGCTGTATCAAAAGTTTGTATAATAAAATCACATGCTGGTGGATCTTCAAACTCCCACCATTTAATCCAATTCTTTTTAATTAATCCACCTTCATCTGGTGTTGGATTCTGCATGTAGAGGGCATTCCAGTACCGAGAACCATTAGATGCTTTTATTTCTGATTCATCTATACGTAAATACTCATCTGGTTTCCACTCAGGAAAGTATGATGAACCTTCTGGTAACTGTAACAGTTCTGCAGCATCCTCATCTAGCCATGCAGGTATGCGAATAACCTCCCAAGGTATTGTTTCATATTCAGAGTTCTCTTCTTGTTTTAATAACCAACCACAAAGATCATCATAATGATAACGAGTATTAATAATTAGTATTGAGCCATTGGGCATAATTCTAGTTCTTAGTCCTGCTGGGTACCATTCTTTAATGTATCTTCTACCTGCATCTGAGTACGAATCTTCTTCGGACATGACATCATCAAGGATCGCAATGTGAGCACCTCTTCCTGCAATCTGAGATCTAACCCCTGCAGCATAATAGGTTCCTCCTTGATTTGTTTTCCATTTACCAGCAGCCCTAACGTCTGATCGTAAAGCCACTCCCCTAAAGATATCTTGAAACTGTTCAGTCGATACAATATCTCTAACAGAACGTCCAAAGTCGCTTGATAACTGATCACTATGAGAAACTGTAAGTATTTCATGTTCTGGATTCCTTCCTATATACCATGCAGGAAACAACTTAGAACAGATAACGGACTTTGAAGATCTTGGTGGTAGAAATACCATAAGCCTTTTAATGTTACCTTCTTCTAATTCTTTTAATTTGTTTGATATAACTTCAATATGTTTGCCCATTCTCCAATCAGATATCAGTGTAGGTGCTACAAGACCAACAAATGTTAAGAAATCTTGTTTGGCATGATAACCAATATACTTATCCATTATTAGTTTGGCATCTAAAACTGGTGGGAAAGGCTGTAATTCTGTTTCCATAATCATATTATACCATATTTATTTTATTAATGCAAGAAAAATATTTACTTATAAGACTTGAAAAGTCTTTATAGAGTTACCATATATTATATTATATATATATATATATATTATATTATTATAATAATACTTATTAGACTTAATAGTCTTATAAAGGCATGGGCGATTTTGACCCATAGAATTTTGGTAAATATTTCCTAGGTGTATATATATAATAAGAGGCGAGCCAGATTTTTTCCCCTACCCCTAGGATTTTACCAGGACATGTTTTTTAATCTGGATAAAAGATACCTTGAAAGACTCCCCAGAGAAAATAGATAGGTTTCAAATTCTCTGGGAGTCTTTGATAACTATAAGAGCTCGACAATAATTTGAAGGACTCGACAAAAAAAACTCCCCACAAATTAATGTGAGGAGTCTTTGGGGAGGAACTTTGGAAGTCTATTTAGTTTGCATCTCCAATTGTTTTTTCAGATATTTTAAATGGAGTGTTCGCTAATGTCATAGCCTCATGTTTATCGGTAGTTAGTCTATAGTGATCAGTTGCTGTTAATGAATGTTCGGTGATATAAGTTATCATTGCATTAAACTCTTCAATAACCTTTTCAAGACTAACTTTGTCAAAGCCTCCAGCATCATCTACCAAATAAAAGCTGATTGGATTCTTTTCTAGTTCTCCTATCTGAATCATTGCAGGTTCAAGGTTATCTACTAACGCATCATACCTTGCTCTATTCCTACCAATTGATGGAGCTCGCATCATATTGATAGGGAGATTTACTGTTAATGAAGAATATAATTTTTTCCATTCAGCTAAATCAAAAGTAATAGTAATATCTTTATCTGACATTATTACCTCTATCTCTAGTTTGTAGCCATTCAGCATTGAAGCGATTTAAATCCTCAGCTTGCCCATAAGCATTAACTAAAGTTCTAACATTACCAAAGTTACCAAAGAATAATTGTGCATTAGTTCTATCTAGGTAACATAACGAGTTATGAAGTTCTTTGACTCCATTATCCAAACTTCCAAGCCTTGAATCAGCAAATCCCATATTAAAGAGAAAAGCTTGGAAATTAGTTTTAGGCTTTATAACCATTATTTCGTCCTTTCATTTAATTGTTGATACTTAATGATACTACAATAGAATGTAGATGTGAAGAAATAATGTAAGTTTTATGGAGATTTTATGGAGATAGTATAAAGAAATTATATACCTGGGAAAGAACAAAACAAGAACATATCAGGAAGAACAAAAGGAGAACAAATAATATAAAGCTAGACAAAAAAAATATTACTATGCTAGACAATAACTTACTATGCTAGACAATAACTTA